TTTCTGACCATGTAAGTGCAGTAACAATCAACAGAAACCTAGCGGAACTTGATGTCACCGCCATGGGCGACCTTGGAGTTAAGAGAATTGCGGGTTTAGAGGATAGTTCAATAACTATCAGCTTTTTCAATGACACCGCTACCACAAATGTTTTAGCAACCCTTCAGGCTGCTTATGGAACAAATGTTACCTGTGTATTTTTGCAAGAAAAGGGTACAGCTGTTTCAGCAACCAACAAGTTATACACCGCTTCCTGCTTAGTCAACGGTATTACCGACATTAACGGTTCTGTCGCTGATTTAGGCACAATTGATGTAACATGGTCTGTGAGCGGTACAGTAGCCGTTGCAAGCACAGGTACTTTCTAAGGAGTAAAAATTGTTAGCATTAAAAATCACCAAGGCTTCAGGTGAGGAATCAACACATGAGATTTCACCAGCGATTGAATATGCAGCTGAACAATATTGGAAAACTGGATTTCATAAACGCTTCCGCGACGAGGAACGCCAATCAGATATTTATTGGCTTGCTTGGGAGTGTTTAAGGCGTTCAGGCGAAACAGTTAAACCATTTGGGGACACCTTCCTAGAATCGATTTCTAAAGTCGAGATTCTGGACGCTGACTCCCCAAATGGGTAACGAGGGATTCCTTCCATTATCTAGTGGCGTCTTTAGCAATAAGGACTGGAATTCCTCACTCAGAGTTTATTAACATGGACAGAGCATTGTTTAGAGCAACGCTAGCTGTCCTTAATGACGAAGCGAAACAGGTAAAAAATGCCCGTACAGGTAAAAGGTTTAATTGAAACTCGTAAAGCCTTAAAGAAGTTTGCGCCTGACCTGTACGAGCAAATGAACAAAGAGATTCGCGTTGCTTTAAAAACAATTACAGACGACGCCAAAACAAAAGTACAACCTTCAATTAGAGGTTTAGAAAACTGGCAAGATTTAGGTAAGCCTGTTGTTTCTCGTACTAAAGCCAAAACAATGATGGCACCAAATTTAAGAGCGTTTCCAAAATACAATCCTTTAATTGTTAAAAAGGGTTTAACTTACAGCGTTGCTCAAGGCAAAAGAAACAAAGCAGGATTTGTTGGACTTTACCGCTTACTAAATAAATCAGCTGTGGGTGCAATTATTGAAACCGCTGGACGCAAGAACTGGGGCGGCGACCCACAATCTCAAAGCAATAACCCTAACGCTGGGGCGCATTTCAATCAGAGAATTCAAGGCACTTACGGTGGCTTTAAACAAATTGGAAACAGCCGCATGGATAAAGGTAGATTGCTATTTAAGTCTTATGTTGATGACCAAGGAAAAGTCCAAGACGCGGTGTTTGCAGCAATTAGAAAAGCCGAACACTTATTTGAAACCACAACGAAAAATGACAGATTTGGATTAGCCGCATGACAATTGGCATAGATATTGTTTCGGAGTACAAAGATAAAGGCGCAAAACTTGCCGATTCCTCATTAAATAAACTTACCAAGGGTGCAAGAAATTTAGCAGTAGCCATGGGTGTTGCTTTATCCGTTAACAAAATTGTGGCGTTTGGTAGAGCTTCGGTCAAGGAGTTTACAGATTCAGAAAGAGCTGCTGCCGCTTTAAAAAACACTCTAAAAAATACTGGCAATCTAATGGCATTTCCCGATACTGAGGCGGGATTAAAAAACCTTAGTAAGTTAAGCGGTATTGCAGACGACTCTTTGATTCCGTCATTTACTCAGTTGTTTAGAGCTACTGGAAATGCTAAACAGGCAATGGACAGTTTGAACTTAGCCATTGAAGTTTCAAGAGGTAGCACAAATGGTTTGAACGAAGTTGTTGACGCACTATCTAAGGGTTATGCGGGAAACACTAGAGGACTTGGCAATTTAGACCTTGGACTAAATAAGGCTTTTTTAGCAACAGGCGACATGGTGGCGATTACCGCCGAATTAAACAAGCAATTCAGCGGGGCTTCAGCTGCTTATCTTGACACTTATGCTGGCAAAATTGAAGTCTTAAACAACCAATGGAACGACACCAAGCAGATAGTTGGTCAAGGTTTGGTTATGGCTTTCCAAGAGGCAACAGGTAACAGAGGCGTTGGTGGCATGACCGACGCAATGGAAAAGTTTGGTTATATTGTTGACGCAATCCTGATTAAAACAGGAACTTTAATAAACACTCTTACCAACAATGTTCCTTTCATAAGTGATTTGCTCAAGCGTGTTGTTGATGGTTGGGCTTACATACTTGATGTTAAAGGTACTGAGTTAAAAATCCAAAATGAAATTTGGAAAGCAAACACAAAGACTTGGGAAATGGCTCAAAAAACAGCCGACGACCAAGCAAAAAGAAATAAAGAATATCTTGCGTTTTTAGCCAAACAAAAGAAACTTACAGACGCAGCGGCATTAGCGGCTAAGAAAAAAGCAGATGAGGAAGCCGCGCTTAAAAAAGCTGCCTCAATGTTTGACATTGATAAAATTCAAATCATTGCAGCACTTCAAAGAAACATTACAGATGATGAGAAATTAAGACTCCAATTACAAATGGCAATACTTCAAGAAAACGGTTCTGAAGCAGAAAAACTTGCCAAACAATTAGCAGCAAGTCAATTACAGACAACCAACCTTGCATTGGCAATTTCTAGGATTCCTAAAGCTTTAAATCCGTTTGAAAGTTGGGGTTCTGAAATTGATAACCTGCTTGCCAAAATGATTCAAATGTATGCAATGTTGCAATTTAAAACTCCTCTACCCGTTCAACAAGGAACAGTTAAAGCTCAAGTTACTCCTCAAAATGCAGCAAGTGTTTTGGCTAATGCCCCAGTCGCTTTAAATGAGTACCAAGCAATAACTGGAGAAATGAGCAGTTTGGGTGTCCGTAACATGGGCAGTTTAAACATAACTATCAATAATGCTGGCAATGTTGTTTCGGACGCAGACTTAGCAGACCAAATTAGAAATGGATTGTTAAACTCAAATCTATCAGGTTCACCAAGTGCCATTGGTAGATTACTTGGTGCGTTCCAGTAATGGCACTTCCAGCAACCATTAGTGTTTCTTTAAACTTTTCGTCGGGCGCAACCTTCGGAATTCCTTTTACCTTATCAGACCCAGTAAATGGAATTTTGGGAACAAACATTTTATCTGATTCAAGCACCCCCGCTTTAGTTGCTGACCTTACAGCTCAAACTCGCCAAATTAGTATCAGGCGAGGCAGAAACATTTTCCGCGATACTTATGAGGCTGGCACTTGTATTGTCAGGATTTACGACCCTAATTCAAGCTTCAATCCACAAAATACCAGCTCCCCTTATTATGGCGAATTAGTGCCATTAAGAAAGTTGAGAATCTCAGCTTCGGTTGGTGGTAATTCTTATTACTTGTTCAGCGGATATACAACAGATTACAAATATTCTTATGACCAAGCTGAGAACATGGCTTATGTGGACATTAGTGCAAGTGACGCTTTTAGACTATTAAACCTTGCTTCAGTCACAACAGTTACGGGCGCGAGTGCTGGACAGGATACTGGCACACGCATTGGCAAAATTTTGGACACCGTAAATTTCCCAACTCAAATGCGCGATATTGATACAGGCAACACCTTGACAGTAAACGACCCAGCAACTTTAAGAACTTCTTTGTCAGCTGTAAAAAACGCTGAATTCTCAGAACAAGGGGCATTATTTTGCTCACCTGAAGGCGACATTATATTTAAAAACCGCCATAAAACTATTGCTAGTGCAGGGGGAACTCCACTTGCTTTTAATCAAAGCGGTGGTATTCCTTATTCAAATCTAAAGTTTGCTTTTGATGACTCTCTAATAATTAACTCGGTTTCATTTCAGCGCATTGGTGGTTCAGTTCAAACAAATCAAGACGCAGACAGCATTGCAACATACTTCCCGCATGGTCTTACAACAAGTGAACTTATTGTGGCTACGGACGCTGAGGTTGCTGATTTGGCTAAAATCTATGTGGCAACAAGGTCAGACACAACCATTAGAATTGATGAAATGACTCTTGACTTATTAGACCCAGCTGTTCCAACAGCCACAATTTTGGCTTTAGATTATTTTGACAATGTTCAAATAACTAATATCCAACCCGACAGTTCAACAATAACCAAGAACCTTCAAATTCAGGGTGTTGCTTGGAATATAACCCCAAACTCTTGGACAGGTGTTTTTACCACCCTAGAACCTATTGTTGATGGGTTTATTCTTTCCAGTTCAACTTATGGACTGTTAAATGACGATATACTTAGCTACTAAAGGAGAATACAAATGGCAGCAGGATTAGGATTTAAAACCTTCAATTCGGGAGATGTGCTGTCCGCGGCAGATG